TAACCTCTTTTCATACATAAAGTAGGGTTTCTCTTCTTCAAGGAATTTTGACAAAGAAAGCATCATGACTTTTGTTTCGTCTAAGTCACCGGTCGATTCAGGTACGGTGGCCTCCATTGAACCATATACATTTCCGCCCCTGATTGTTTCTGGTAGTACAACACCGCTCTTTTGAAGGTAGTCAAACATTCTATTTTGTGCCGCATAGACAGAGTCGCTCATGGCATTTTTCGAAAATGTTGTCAGTTTCTTTTTAGACGGCATGTAAACAATGTCGATATCGATATGATCGAAGATCATGATGTTGCCGTCCAAGGATCTACGGGCATTCAAGTCAAGAGGAATGCTTACACTGGAGTTCTTCTCTTCTTTTTCAGAGTTTGTATCTATTTCTATCTCAATAGTCATTACAATTTTACCTCCCTAATAAAGTTTTGTATATTCAAAACCTGGCGGATCATTTCTTCACTAATCGGTCTTTGGGCAAAACTCTCAATCAATGAGGCGACTTCTTGTGTCGCCTTTGTCATTTCATCGTCAGCAGATATCTCTTCCAACAAGAGAGAATTGTTAACCTCTTCTTTTAATCTGCCAAGTTCCTCATTAAGATAACTCTTCAATTCCAGGCCGTTGTCATTAAAAGAACTAATGTATCTACTGAGGAGTTCTTTTTGTTCTTCCGGCAAATGCTCTGAGTATTCTTCGTTGAAAGTTTTTGCGAATGTCTTATAAACAACATTGTCAACAGACTTCATCTCTAATTCTTCTCTGGTTTTGGTCATGGACTCTACGAGAGTGTTCTCTAGGAGTACCCGCTCTTTAACTCCCGCGTCTCTGTTAAAGACCTGAGATATAGTTGCAAGATGCTTGTAGTTCGATACAAAGTTCGAGAACACTGACCTTGAAAGATGCTTGTTTATCGCATTGATTAAGGCAGTCTGCTCGTTGAACAATTGTTTTTTGTCAATTGTGATGTATTCAGACTTTGCCTCTTGTACTATTTTTTCTGCGATATTGCCACTCGACTCAGAGTGTTCGTCCAGTGTTTTGTAGAGATCTAATTCTTTTCTCAACTCAGAACCCTTCTTAAAGTGCTCCTTTATTACTGCAGCAATTACTCTTCTTCTCTTCTCGTCTTTAGAGACAATTGTTTTTGTCATTTCACGACTGAGGGCTTCGAAGATAAAAGCGGTATTTCTTTTCTTATTATGCTTGGCCTTCATTATTGTTTTTCTCCGTCTGGTTTTGTTGCGGTCAATTCCGCTGCGAACCTCTTAAGTTCATTGTTTACTTGTAAGATCTTGTTCTCGTCGGTTGTAAAGGATTTACCTTCCTGCATAACACCACTAACAAGACCAGTCCTAACAAGAGAACTTAACTCATTGCCACCCTTATAAATGTTTCTGGGTGTAGAACTTGCAGTTTCTGAAGATGTCATACCTGCTCTGTTTTGAGTTCTTGCTCTGCGGCGATTAGCATTGGGGCCCTGTGCGGTGTATGCCTTACCCTTGGCACCCTTGGTCATAACCTTGGTGCCTCTTCGTTTGCCGTGAGCGGTGTCGGTTTCACCGAGTGCGTCTTCTTCGCCCGGTGGGACTGAAAGAAGTGTTTGATCATCCTCTTCATTGTCGTCAGCTGCATCAAGTTCGTTATCCAGGTCTTCAAGGTCGTTGTCAAAATTGTCATCGTCAGTGTCATCAAAACCGTCTCCTCCACCTTCTTGCTCTGGTGGTTGTCCTGCTGCTTCGAGTTCTGCATCGAGTTTTCGGTCAAAGAACATTTCTCTCTGCATGCGCAGCAATTCATCATCGGTGAGGCCGAAGACCTTGGTTGCAACCCAGCGGCGGGAGAAGAACCCTTCAGTTGCTCCAGCTGCGACATCAAACTTGGTTCTCCAGTGTTCGAGCTCTTGCAATTCTGCAATCTTAGATGGGTTGTTCAAAGTCAGAGAGAAGTTGATTAAATCATCTGAGCGGAATCCGAGGGTGTATAAGTGCACAACACCAACTTTTTCCAATTCCGAAAGAAGACTTCTCTGCAATCTCTGGATAGTTCTTGCAAAACGAATGTCCTTTTGCGCAAGTGTTGTTTTATCTTCTTCGCCGCCCTGACCCCTAGAGAGATAGGACTGTGGAACCTTCAATGCCGAGAACAACTTGTCTCTAAGGTATTGAACATCCTCGATATCGCCAGTGAATGTGCCTCCGGGGAGGTTTTCAATCTTAGATGACGAGTCACCACGGACAGGCATAAAGTAATCTTCCTCTACCGAAAGAGGGTTGTATCTCAAATCAACACGACCAGTCTGCTGGTCAACAACTTGGTTTCTCTTCATCTGTGTCATGACTCTTTGCATGTACTGCTCGACATCCTGTGGAGCAATGTTGCCGACATCAATGTAGAACACACGACGTTCAGGTGAGCGAACGATACGATATGCCATCATTGCATCTTCTAACAATGTAAGTTGGCGCCAGATGCGACGGGCCGGTTCCAGTACTGATGTACCATAAGGGGTATATTTGTCATTCCCGAGAACACGAAAGTGTGCTAATTGCCAGTTCTCAAAAGTCATTCCACCAGAGTTCCACTGAAACTGTACATAATTTGGGTTGGTTGGATCTTCGCCCTCAAGTCTTTCCACTTCGTGTGCAGGCAATCCGATACAATTTGTGATTCCGGCCTCTTCATCAATATCGAGGTACAGGAACAAGTCACCGTACTTACACATTGATCGGGCCCAACCGAACAGGTTGAAATCAACATTAAGAATGTTTTGATAAAGGGAGGAAAGGATTGTTTTGATTTCGTCGTTCTGACAGTCAATTCTAAGCATCTCTTGGATTTGTGAACTGGTTGTCATCTCGTCTGCATAGATGTCTAACGACGAAGCAATCTCTGGCATGTATTCCATCTGGTCAAAATCCATATATCTTTCGGCACGATTCTGGTTTGAGATTGCATTGTGGTTCATGACCTCAAAAGGATTGTAAGTGGCTTTCTTAAAACTCTGACCGGATGCCGACTTAAATCTATATTTGTCTAATTGACGACGTCTTTGCTGGCGGTACATCTGTACTCTTCTGTTGACAATGGGTCCTGAGAAAAGTCTTGTTAGTTTACTGAACAATTCCGATGTTTGGTTTTTTGGGTTTTTAGTGTTATCTGCCATTTATCTATCCTTTATAAAGCCACATGAAATCTTGATACTGCTTGAGATCGCTTTCTTTCTTGAGTCCCTTTTCCATATCCAATGAATTATTATAACCCATTTGTCCAGGAATTTTAGTACTTATTTTCGTATTCGTCACAATCATGGCGTCCAAGCAAGCTTTACTATATTCTACGGACCTGTTATTAGCAAGTATCGCAGTATCTCTGACCCAGCAGGCGATGGCGAGAGACATGATGAGATCATCGTTGTACCCTCTCATTGCTTCGGGTCTTCCATTGTTCCATACGAATGTTCGCATTTCGCTAATTAAACGTATAGAATACACTTTAAGTAGTTTGTTTCTGACATATTCTTCGAGTTTCGCAATGATCAGAGGTCGAGTTTTCATTGATGTGGTAAATCCCGGTACGACCGAGGACTTGTTTTCTGCAACCAGTGGATCCACATATTCATGAGAACCCTTGGAAGAATAGTATATGTTTGGGTACTGATATGCAATTAGTTTCTCTAGAATATTGAAACCAACATTGTTGTTTTCGACGACGAGCATGCAATTGCCAAACTCTCTCCCAGTGTTGTTAAGAAGGTCTGCGAACTGTTCCAAGGACGGTTTTCCCTGGTATTCTGCGATGACTTCCATCGTCTCCAGTTTGATTATATTGAATACCGAAAAATCCTTGCCATCGCCTCTGGCAACATCGGCGACCAATAAGTAAGAGTTATTCGGTGTATACTCCTCCCATAACCAAAGGTTTCTGTCAAAAGAGGTCTTATGTTTTGGTTCGATGGCCTTTTCTTCGAGCTCGTTGATGTCGTCGGGATGAATGACGGACTCACCGGAAGCAAGAAAAGAACATTCCAATTCCTGTGCAATATCCCTACGGGACATGTTTCGTGTCTCTTTGTCGAACCAGTTCTTGTCCCTGTCGGGGTGTACACCCCACTGCAGTGTGGTTGGGTGAAAATCGTTTCTACTTTCATCCGCATCTGCAAAAGTTTTGTGAAACCAGTTTCCCACACCGTTGGGTGTGGAGAGTGCAATACAGCGACCACCAGTAGACAGTGTGGGGTAAAGACCCATCCATAATTCGTCGAGGCCTTCGACATGGGCGGCCTCAT